ATAGAATGTTATGTTAGGGGTAATTTTTTAAGAGATCAAAAAGATTCACACGACAAATACTTTGAGGTTGGTGTATTTGGATTTAGTTCTATACCAAACAGAGTACCTATGTTTCATTTCTTAATGGAAGATGGTGGGCTATGGTGGAGAGCACCTATATCAGCTTTCTGTTCTAAGCCTGGAGTAAAAGAATTACCATTAGATGAGTTAGTAATGTGGGATAGTTTTAGTTATAATGTAAGTGTTACAACTTTTTATGAACTAGCTGGTGCTACTATGCAATACACATCTAGACGTAAAGTAAAACGTAAAGGTAAATACTTATTTACAATAGATTGGTGTGCAGGAGATTTTAATGAATTAAATTTTGGTTATGCAGAGAAACCAGATCAACATAAATGTGGTCATGTGATTGCATTAGATGATGGGAACTATGCAATACAGCCAAACAATAGACTTAAAATGTTTGATGCATCTATGGGTGTTGACCCAAACAAAAATTTAATTAATAGATTAGTAAGTAGTAAGATATACTCTGTAGAAAATTCATCTAAATGGATTACAGATGAACATGAGGAAGGAAGCTACGATTATAAAATTAGAAATTTAGAGGAGGAAAACGATGACAGTGAATAAAGCAAACAACTATACTCAACCTGATAAAAGAAAACAAATATTTAATAGAATAAAAGGTTCAGCAACTCAAGGTACAGCTGCTGGAAAATGGTCTGCAAGAAAAGCACAAGCATTAGCTAAAGCTTATAAGAAAGCAGGTGGAGGCTATAAATCATAATGGCATTAGCAAAATCACAAAGAAGTTTACAGGCTTGGGGCAAACAGAAATGGAGAACAAAATCTGGTAAGCCTTCAAGTAAAACAGGTGAAAGATATCTACCTGCAAAAGCAATTAAATCTTTATCAGCTTCTCAGTATGCAGCTACAACTGCAGCTAAAAGAAAAGGTAAAGCAGCAGGTAAACAATTTGTTAAACAGCCTAAGAGTATAGCAAACAAAGTAAAACCATATAGGAGTTTTGCATAATGGCTAAAGCAGCATGGACTAGAAGTGAAGGTAAGAATCCTAAGGGTGGGTTAAACCAAAAAGGTAGAGATAGTTACAACAAAGAAACTGGTGGTAACTTACAAGCACCTAGTAAAGAGGTTGGTAACCCAAGGCGTGCTAGTTTTTGTGCACGTATGCGTGGTATGAAGAAGAAACTTACTTCAAAGAAAACTGCTAATGATCCTCAGAGTAGAATTAATAAAGCTTTAAGAGCATGGAATTGTTAAATGGTAGCACTAGCAGCACAGCCAATACTAACAACTATAGGTAGAGTTGCAGTACCTAAACTAGCAGATACACTAGTAAGAACTGGTGCTAATAAATTTGTTAAACAGTATGGTCAAAAAGCTTTTGAAGCTGTACTAGGTACAACTGCAGGTCTTAAAGCTTACAAAGAAACTGAAGAATACTTATCTGAATATCTTAATCATATAGATGAAGGTGGGGAGGAAGGATCCTTTGTACCTAAAGGTAGTATGCCAGGTACAGATAGAATGACACAGATGGATTCTGCAATGGCAGTACCTAATGTAAATGAAAGTGTACGAGAGACAGGACAAGGTTTAGTTATAGGTGGAGAAACTAAAGAAATTTTACCACCACCAGAACCTTTTAGTACACCCATAGATAGTCAGACAGCTACAATATTATCAACACCTATTCCAGAAAAAGTAGATACAACTTTATCTACTCCTATTCCAGAAAAATTAGATACAAAAGAATCTTTTCCAGATCAATCTGGAGAATTAAGTGAGCCTATAATATACTATAATGAAAAAGTAGGTAAGAAAATGTTGACTAAAGAATCTACGGATTATAGATTACAACATAAACCTAGAGGACCAGATGATGAGTACCCAGTACGTTTAGATGACCTTACTCAAACTACAACAGGAGAATCTGCAGGATACCCAAAGGATTTTTATTCTGAAAAGGGTAAACGAATATATGCTCCAGGACAATCATTTGAAGGTGACGAATTTGGAATAGCTAATAATGAAAGCTATAATATTATAAACAGTGTTAAAGGAAACCCAGATGCTGAAGTTACTATTTACAGAGCTGTTCCCAATGAAAAGAATATTACAAAGATAAACTCAGGTGATTTTGTAACACTAAGTAAAAGATATGCAGATTTACATGGGGCTGGAGGTTATGGTAGGGATGGTACAGATAGTGGTAAGGTATTAGAATTAAAAGTTAAAGTAAAAGATATATACTGGGATCAAAATGATGTAAATGAATTTGGTTATTTTCCAGAAAAAAATAAAGATGTATCAGATCAAACAGATAAATTAGTAAGAGGTATAGGGGATAACAATATATCAAAGCAAACTGAAGAGCTAGTACCAAAAATTAAAAATAAAATTCAAACTTGGGAAGATTATTTTCCTGATGTAGATGCAGCAAAAAAAGCTGTTGAAGATGAGGGTGGGACATTGGAGGAATTTAATAATGGTCTTATCCAGAGACAAATTAATTTTAGAAAAACACAAGATGGTATGGGTATAAGTATTTATTTTAATAAAAAATACATAGGCGAACTTACAGAAGCTGATCCATATAATGAGTCTCCAGAATTAAAAATAGGTAATACAAAAAGTTACAATTTAAGATACATTGATTCTACTGGATTTGTTGATGAACCTTTCACTACTTTAGATGGTCAAAAATACGCTAAGGAAAGAACTAAAGAAATAGTAGCAAGAGATCTTATGTCAAATGATGAAGGGTCTTTAAGAGAATTGTTTCAAAATATGGAGTATACTAAAAATGGTGAACCAAAAGCTGCTGATGAAGCTGTAAAACAGGCTACAAAAAATTTTGCATTAAAAATACCAAAATAAAAAAGGATTACTATGAGAGATACAAAACTTATTGATGCATACATAGCAAAACAAACTAAAGATAAAAAAGAAAAAGAATTGTTTAAAGTTTTAAAAAAAGAAGTAGAGACAGGTGCTAATGGCACACAGAATTATATAATAAAAAAAGGTATTAATAAAAATACAATAGCTAAGACATAAAAAAAGGGGAAGCGTTAACTTCCCCCATATAGGCAACAACAGGGCTCCTTTAAGGGAGCCTTTTTTTTTGGCGACACTTATACCAAAACTCTAAATCTTCTGTATCATCTGCTTAATGTCATCCTCTAGTTTTTTACCTGCAGAGTTAGCATGATTAATAATTGCAGCACATAGATTAGCTTGATACTTATAATCTTTAAGTGCTTCTCTTATTTTACCTACAGGTTTTCCACCGTAGTCAATCACTATTGCATTATCTTTATTAAGACCAATTTTTAACTCGAACAATAGACCTGTGTGTTTGTGTAGATTATTTTTTTCCATTGGCTTCCTCTGCTTGTTTCTTAACAAAGTCTGCACCAATGCTAGGATCTAATTGATTTAATCTACCTAACATACTCATAAGTTGTACAACTTCTGCATAAGGTCTAGTCATTAAGTATCTCATTATGTCCTGTAATTGTATTGAATCTATAAGATATGTTCTAGATCCTGTGCTTTCTTTTCCTTTCTCTTTAGTCATTATGCTCTCCAAATTGTTTATGTATTGTTTTTATATTCTCTTCTGCAGTAGATATTACATTTATAAGTTTATCTAATTCTTCTATAAACTGTGGGTGCTCACCAATTGCAACAGGGTTATCTAAGTACACAGTAGCTTTAGCTTTAGCATCAGATATCTGTGCTGTATATTTATCATGTAACGCATCTAAAAACATCTCTCTCATTGTTGCCCCCTAAATTGGTAATATTTATTTTCAATAAAATCTTTATCTAGTAAGTAGGCATTATCCATTTTATTAAATGCTTCCTTAGCATCTCTTATTGTTTGGTTTAGTGTTCTACCTTCTCCTAGACAACCTGCTACAAAGTCTTCTACTTCTTGTAGTGCGTGTTTAACTGCCCCCATCTTTGACCTCCTTTACTAGTCTGTTTAAATACCATTGTGCTTTTTCTAAATCTTGCAATGGCTCTCCCTTGAACTTATAACGAGAAACATATTTTAAAACGTTTCCTTTTAAGTACCCATGGTACTCATCACTCTCCATACAATCACGTATAACATCTATAGTTTCTTTCTTACCATGCTTGTAGTGTGACGGTGAATTAACATTATCAAATGTTACCTCATTTTCATAGGATATATCATGGCTATGATCTATCTTTTTTTCATACACTCTTTTACTTTTTACCATACTTTCTCCTAATTGTATTGTACTCCATCATCTCAAGATCGTACTCACCTTTATCTACATTACGTTTAACTATCAATCCACTCCACCACATTTGCTGTGTGTTCTTAGCATAGTTTTCTTTGTGATGCAAGTAACATCCTGCAGATAATCCCATAAGTTTTTTACCAGAAGGTAATGCACACATGGCATAATCAAATGTATGTATGTGACCTACAGTAGAAGATACTTTATTTTTTATAAGTAAGGCACGCCCAATATTGTCACCACTAATAGGCTTACCCATAACACCAGTAGGAAAATTATGACAGTAGTATACGCCATCGACCACAACTGGAATTTGATACTCATGAACTTCCCAACCATACTTTTTAAATTTAAAGTCATCTGTACTAATTGTTCCTTCAAGTTCTGGTATTTCATCTACTGTTCTATTTATCCTATCTTCGTGATTACCAAGTAACATAATTTTTCTTGGTCGTCTTCCATTAAGACCTTTGTTAAATTGTTCTAGTGCATCATGTACATGCTCTACATCTTTCTTATATCTTCTACCTTCAAAAGATTTCTTACCTTTATCGTAGCTTGATAGTGAATCCATACTAGCAAAGTCTCCCATGCATACTATGGTATCTGGTTTCAGATCATGTGCAAATTTACCTGCCCATAAAAATCTGTCATTGCTTGCCTTTGGAGTGCAGTGAGGGTCTCCTATTACTAAGTGTGTTGCCATATTAGTTTAACTCCTTATCTCGTTTATGTTTTAAGTATTCAATAAAATCAATAACATTATCTTCACTGTCAAATTCTGCTACAGAGTTGATTGCTAGAGTTTTTTTGTTACTCTTTTTGTCATCAGCAAAACCACGAAGCCCATACATAAATGTAGTTTGGGGATCTGCAGTTGCCATCTTAATCATACCTCTTGCAATAGTAGAACATACTTCATATTCTTCTGTTGACATTTCAGCTTTACTATCCATTACGATACCACAAGTAAAACCTTTTTCCCAAGGTGTGACTAAAACTTTTATTGAATTGGATACATCAATCTTTTTTTTCTTTGTCATTATTTATACCAATACCTTTCATAATTTTCTTTATTATATTCTACTGCTTTAAATTCAAAACCTCTCTTCATACTCTTCTTTGCAAATTCTTCTGCGTCACTCTCTTTACTAAATATAAGATTTGTAAACATTCTAAATTCCTCGTCTTTTTTATTTTTAAATAGCACAAAATATAATGTCATGCGTAACAAGGGTGGAAAATAGACCCCTCAATACTATCTCCCACCCAATTGAAATAATAATCTTTAAGCAAAAGTTTCCTCTTTCTTAGGATTAGTTACCTCAGTATACCAAACCCACTTAGGGTTCTTTCCTTGCGACTGTTGTTGTGGTAACAGTTGCAACTTACTTCCCCAACAAGGAAGTTTGTATGAGCAAAATGTACAAGCCATGCCCAAAATTTTATTACCTGTCTTCTTAGTTCTAAATGTTTCTTCTATAGCATCATAGCATCTCTTAAATGGTACTTTGT